GGTGCCTGTCGGGCTCGGGGGGTGGCTAGTATCAATGGAAATTTCTATACCTTGCATGGTGAATAAGTGAAAACTTGCGGCCCCGGCGAGTATGCAACGCGGCTCGGGATCACACTCCAGGGACTGCGTGACGCCGCCACGCGTATCGGACTGCCCTGGCAGCCAGGCATGGCTCGTGTGGACGTCGAGTCGAACGACGCGGCATGGCAGGCAGCCTACCGCAAAGGCCTGGTCAAGCGGCCGGCGCCGGGGCAGCCCGAGGACACCGACGACGACGAAGACGCAGGCACGCTCGAGTCAGCCAAGCTGCGTCGCGAGGTGGCGCAGGCTCGGCTTGCTGAGCTCAAGGCCGACGCGCTCGAGCGCAAGCTCATACCTGTCGAAGAGGTCGCGCGGGCCTGGGTCGGCATTGCCGCGGCGTTCGACTCGATGCTCGACACCCTGCCGGCGAAGATTGCAGCGGCTCTGGGTGGCGACGCCCGTGAGGTCACTCGAAAGGTCCGGGCAGTGGTCCAGCGCGAGCGGGACGGGCTGTCGCAGCGAGTCGACCAGGAGGCGGCCGAAGCCGAGCAGCAAGCCAAGGTCACCGAGCTCGTCGACGAGCCCGACGACGCCGAGCCCGCGCAGGCACCGAAGCGGCGCGGCCGCCCGCCGAAGAAGGGGGCCGCTCGTGCATCCTGAGCTTCGCCGCATCCGGCAGGCGGTCGCGGCTAGGCTCAGACCGAAACCGGCGCTGACCGTTTCGCAGTGGGCCGACCGATACCGTCACCTGTCGTCGCTCAGCTCACCCGAGCCGGGGCCCTGGGTGACCGACCGCGTTCCGTACGACCGCGAAATCCTCGACTGCTTTCACCCGGACGACCCGACCGAATGGATCGTGTTCCGAACCGGGACGCAGGTCGGCAAGACCGAGGCCTTGCTAAACGTGCTCCTGTTCTACATGCACCAGTTCCCGCGGCCGATCGCCTACGTCCTGCCAAACGAGCAGGCCTGCAACGACGTTTCCGAGCAGCGCGTCGACGACGCCATCAAGGCCAGCCCAGCATTGCGCGCCCTCGTGGGCGGTGCGGCCACCAAGGACGCCGACGGCCGAAAGGGCAAGGACTCGATCCAGGCGAAGAAGTTTCCGGGCGGCATGTTGTTCCTACTCCCGGCGACCAGCAAGGCGGCGCTCGCGTCGAAGCCCTGCGGCGTGCTCCTGCTCGACGAGCTGAACCGCTTCCCGCGCGAGCTCGAGGGCGAGGGATCGCCGGTGCACATCGTCGAGCACCGAAGCCAGAACTTCGTCGAGCGCAAGATCGGGCTCGTCTCGACGCCGACCGATGAGGGGGACTCGCCGATCTGCGACTGGTACGCCAAGACCGACCAGTGCGTCTTTGACGTGCCTTGTCCGAAGTGCGGGGCGTTCCAGGCCTTGAACTTCAAGAAGTCTCCCGACCGGCTCGGCGGCGTCGTGTGGCGGGAAGGCCAAGCCGACCAGGCCTGCTACGAGTGCGCCGAGTGCGGACACTGGATCGAGCACCACCACAAGCAAGAGATGCTCCGTCACGGCCGGTGGCGAGCGACGGCCACGGCGACCTTGCCGCGAGCTCGTGGATTCCACCTGTCTGCGCTCTACTCGCCCTGGGTGAGTTGGGGCAAACTCGCCGGCAAGTTCCTCGCCGCGAAGAAAGACCCGGTTCTGATGCGCGACTTCGTGACGCTCGACCTGGCCGAGGCCTGGCGTCATGGCAGTGGGGCCGTCGTCGACCCCGACTTGCTCGAGCAGCGCGCCGAGACCGGCTGGGGCGCGGGGCAGCGCTACGAGGTCCCGGCATGGGTCCAGGTGCTGACGTCGTTCGTCGACGTGCAAGAAGACCGCCTCGAGGTGTCGGTCTGGGGCTGGACGGTGCGCAACGAGGGCGCGCTCATCGGTCACTGGATCCTGTTCGGCGACCCGCCGACGCGCGGCGCGGCAGTCTGGGCCGAGTGCTACGCCATCTTGAGCCGTCGCTTCCGGACGCCGGCCGGCATGCTCGGGATCAGCGCGGGCGGTATCGACACGGGCAGCGGTTCCCATTGGGATGCGGCGGCGGCGTTCTCGAAGACCTACGCCCTGCAGAAGCGCCGGCAGTTCCTGACGAAGGGCTTGAGCTCGCCGCAGGGCGAGAACGACCCGCGGCCCATCTGGCACCAGAAGATCGCGAAGAAGAAGGGCACCGTGCACCAGGTGCCGATCAACGTCTCGCGTGCGAAGCGCGACCTGATGTTGCGCCTAGCCAAGGATGATCCGCCGATGATCCGTTTCCCGCGCGAAACGACGCCGGCCATCGCGCCCGAATACTACGCCCAGCTCTGCGCCGAGGAGCGCGTGCGGACGGCCGACGCGACCGGGCGCAGCGTCGCGAAGTGGAGACTCAAAAAGGGCCACGACCGCAACGAAGCGCTCGACTGCATGGTCGGCGCCTATGCGGCGTTTCTCGGCCTCGACTACCGCCAACTCCCGCTCCCGTGCGGCGACCGCGGGGACCTCTCGCCGCTTGTCGAGCGCACCGAAACCACTGAACCGTTGCGCAGTATCGAGCCAGCGGCGATGATGGCAGCGACGCCGAAAGCGTCGGCGCCGAAGAAGCCGACCTCGAAGAGCGTCGGGGGAGACCTATGGCGGCGACTCAAGCGGAACTAGACGCGATCAACGAGGCGATCCGCACGGGTGCGCTCAATGTCTCGTACTCGACGCCAGGCGGCTCGACGCGGACGGTCGGGTATCGGTCGCTCCGAGAGATGGAGCGGATCCGGGACCGCATCGAGCGAGAGCTCAATCAGGGATCGACCCGGCTGCAGCGCGGCCGCATGAAGTTCAGCAGGGGGCTCTGATGCTGGGAGGTCTTGGCGTACGCACGGGCGCAAAGCTCGGTTTCGATGGCGCGGGCGGCGGTCGACACGAGGACTGGTATTCGGGCTCGGCCCGGCCCATCAACACCCTGACGAAGCGGGACGGCGCCCGGCTTCGAGAGCGGTCGCGCGACCTGACTCGCAACGACCTCGGGGCGGTCAGCATCGTCGACAAGTTGGCGATCGCCATCTCCGGGGTTCGCCCTCGAGCGAGCACCGGCAACGCCCAGCTCGACGCCGACATCGACGGGCTCTTCGACGAGTGGGAGCGGTCGGCGTCGACGGCGGGATACCAGACGCTCTCGGGTCTCGTGTGGCAGGCAATCTCGGCGCTCATCGACTCGGGCGGGGCGCTGATGCGTGCGCGAGCTCGCCGGCTGTCGGATGGCCTGCCGGTGCCGATGCAGCTCGAGCTCCTGGCGGTTGACCATCTGCGGTCGGACCTGACGCAGCGCGCCGACGGTGGCGGGCGCATCATCCAGGGCGTCGAGTTCGATGCGCTGTCCCGCCTCACGGCCTATCACCTGTGGCGCGAGCGTCCCGGTTCGGAGTTCCACGACGGACAGGCGGTGCGCGTGCCTGAGTCGACGATCGCCCATCTGTACTGGGCTCGTGAGATCGGGCAGGTGCGTGGCGTGCCGTGGCTCTCGCCGGCGGTCGCGGCGCTTCGCGATCTGCAGCTCCTGGGCGATGCCGAGCGAACGCGCGCCGTGGGCGAGGCCTCGATGGTCGCGTTCGTGCACTCCAACAACGGCGACGAGGCGATGACCGTCGACGGGCAGGACTCGACGAATCGCGACGATGACGGGACGGTCATCGAAGAGCTCACGCCCGGCTCGGTCAACTACCTGCGAGAAGGGCAAAGCGTAACGTTCCACTCGCCGTCGGCCCGCACCTTCGACGCGCTGGCGATCCGCGAGAAGGCCCAGGTGGCCTCGGCGCTCGGGACGACGTACGAGCAGATGACGGGCGACCTGTCGCGCACGAACTGGACCTCGTACAAGGCGGGCCAGATCGACCACCGTGCGCGCGTGCGGACGGTGCAGAAGGACATCGTGATCCCGTTCTTGCTTCGTCGCATCTGGGTCTGGTGGATTGACGCAGCGGTTGCGGCGGGGACTCTGCCGGCGTCGGTGCGTCAACGCGAGGTTCGGGTCACGGGCGGCGGTTCGTACACCGTCGGCTATCCGGTTCGCTGGGTCCTGCCGAACTTCGAAGAAGTCGACCGGCGGGCCGAAGCGCTCGCGACGAAAGAGCAGCTTCGGAACGGTCTCACGACCCACGAGATCGAGTGGCAGCGCCTGGGCCTGGTCCCGGCGGCGGTCTGGGATCAGCTCGAGCGCGAGGCGCAAGAGGCGAAGCGCCGCGGGATCGTGCTCGACTCGATGCCGTCGTCGACGACGTCGAGCGGACAGCAGCAGGCGACGCCGCCGGCACCCGAGGAGCCCGCGCGCAACACGCAACCGTGAGCGTTGTACGGCTCACGCCGTAAGGCATTTCTACTGCTCAGGGGTTCAGGTGTAGCGTGGTCGGCATGATCGACCGCGCCATCTTGCAGCAGCTCAAGGCGACCGCCCCGCGGACCGAGGCGACGTTCTCGCCTGGCTCGTGGGACGACGAGACGAACAGCGTCGGCGTCGTCTGCTACACGGGCGCCGAGGTGGCGCGCTACTCGTGGGACGAGGGCGAGTTCTTCTTGTCGTTCGACATGGGCGGGATGGACCTCGCGCGCTACAACGGCGGCGCGGCGGTCCTCATCGACCACGCGGACTACTCGCTCACGTCGCAGATCGGCAAGATCGTCGAGGGCTCGGCCAAGATCGAAGACGGCAAGCTGATGGCGCGCGTCGCGTTCTCGGTCAACCCGATGCACGCGGGCATGGTCGCCGACATCAAGGCCGGCATCCTGAAGCACGTTTCGATCGGCGTCGAGATCGACCCCGAGGCGCTCGAGTACCTCAGCAAGAAGGGCGTGGCGAAGGCCGAACGCACTCACATCCGGGCGCGCAAGTCGACGCCCTACGAACTCTCGTTTGTCCCTGTGCCGGCCAATGTCGGCGCTCAGACCTTCGCTGCGGCCCAGCGGCCGGCAGGAGATCCCCCGATGTCCACCACGTACCAGCCGACCCAGGAAGACCTGGCGAAGATCAAGAGCCAGACCCTCGCCGAGCTGAAGGAGCGCCGACGCGCGATCCTCGAAGCGGCTCGCATCGTCACGCCGCTCGGCACCGAGGGCACCAAGCTGGCCGAAGACCTCATCGACGACGAGTCGGTGACGGTCGACCAGGCCCGCGCCTCGCTCATCGACGCCCGGGCG